GCTTGGCTTCTGGAGAGGTCATAGCTATTAAGTTAAAAAGATAGTCGTCAGGAGTTGGAAGTAACGGGGTCATGCTCGGCCTTTACGTGCTCGGTTTTTAGATGCTTTTTCAAGGAATGTTTTACCATTCTTTCTGTGTGATACATCTTTACCGTCACCATTACCATAGGTACCCCGTTTTCTGTTTTCTTTGTTTAGTGCAGAACGTTTCTTGATCTGCAGTTTAGTACCATCGTACTTTTTTTGGTACGTTTTGTAGTTACCGTTAGCGTATTTAGGTCCACTATATTTAGACGTTCGAGCCATGCAGCCTCCTATGTACAAGTTCAGGGTCAACTGTAGGCATCACTGCAGCCAGTTTACCAAGTGGATTGCCGTCCATGGCGACACCGCTGATGTCATTTGTTTTAAGCCAGTCACAAGCTGCTTTCAAGTCTTGGGTAGTTGCCTCACCAGATTTTATCCTAGCAAGGAACTCTTTAGTGACAAGGTTGTGCAACTCGTTAAACTGGTCCTCAGTCGCCTTCTTCTTCATTTACTTTAGCCTTTTTAGTAGGTTTACGCTTAGGCTTATCTTCTACAATTTCATACCGATCATCTTCACTAGAAAAATGCTGTAATGCTTTTTTCAGTTCGGCTTCTGTTTCGTAAGTTGAGATAACTTTAGCACGAAACTTATCGTAAATTTGATAGGACATAATTAATCAGTTTTAATAGACACAATAGGTACAATGTCGTGACACAATACCTCTACTCGACTGCCAGGTCTAAACGTAAACCCAGCTTTCATAATTTCAGTGCATTTTAGTGCACGAACCATTTCATAATTTAACCTCATCTTTTGTTCATGTCGTCTAGCTATTTGTTTGCACAGTTCTGTCATACTACCATCTAGTGGTACGCTAAAACTAACCTGTGCTCCAAAATTGTTAGACCGAACATAGCCATCATGTTCATACGGAATAGTATCGTTACCCATATAAAAAGGGCTAAACGTCATTGTTGCTCCGTTACATGAATTATTGGCACCAAACATCTGACGAGACGGTGCCCCATTGTTTTGGAATTGCACCGCCTGATTAGTCACATTGCCTGTTGCCGCAGCTACAGGGTTAGAAGTATTGTATACTTCAGGGGATTCTTCTGCATAAGCAGGGCTTACTGCGAGAAGATAGATAGCGAGGTAGTGGTAGAGGTTTGGTCGATACTTTCTGTGACATCGATTGTCTCTACTACTCCTGCATCCCGGGTTATAATTTCTAGAGACCAAGGATCTCCAGCTGTTGTTACTGAGAAAGTTGTCCCGCTGCCAGAAATGTCGGAGCTGGGAGTAACGTTTGATCCACTCCATGATGCATAATCACCACCATATACTTCAGTTGAAATAGTCCGTTCAATGTCAACCGTGGTGGTTGTAGTCGATTGCATTGATCCCTGAGTAAAGTTAGGGGTTACTTGTTGAGCTGCAGCGGGGCTAGCTAAAAACAGCAAAAATAAAAGTTTTTTCATTGGTCTTTTTTAGGTTCACTTGATTTGTTGTTTCTGTTGTTAGACGTGTTAAGTCCAAACGTGGCAAGTGCGCCTGTAAAGACGCTAGCAACAAACGTAATATCGCCACCACTTTGACCTTTTTTAATCATAGGAAGGTCAACGTAATTAAGAGTAATAATAAAACCACTCCACACAACTACACCAAGACGAACAAAAGTTGCTAGGAACTCAAGCTCTTCATGGTGTTCTTTTAGTTGTTTAAGGATTGGTCTTTTTTCTTGGTTAGTTTGCTCCATGCTTGTTTAAAAACGGGTTTCATAACAGTTACTAACCATTTAAATAAAGAAGTGGCAGTAAGGGTGGCTGCAACAGACACAACAGCTGTAGTAGCTGCTGTAGTCAAAACTATACCATCAGGTACCGGTACATCCATTTCTGTGTAAGGAATACGCACTGTTGGTACAGGTATTTGAGGTGGTTTAGGTGGTGGTTTATCAGATTGTGTAGTCCCCTTGACTCCTGGAGGTGGTCTAAGGTCGTTAGGAGGTACCACAAGCGGCTTGTATGAAGGCAAATCCGCTCGTGGGACATCTAGTACCGGGCTTGGTAAAACAAGGGATTCAGGGAGCTTTACATGCGGTAGTACCGGCGGCTCACCTAAATCCATTATTTATCACCAAAGAAACCACGTTCAATAAAATCAACAGCAGTATCATCAACTGTATTATCGCTTTGTTCTGCCGCTTTACGGAGAAGGTCAACAATCAATCGTTTTACTTTGTCGCTATTGAGAAATGAAAAAAGGATTGGACGGATAAGTGTAATCATGATTCTTCAGGGTTAGGGTCAGCAGGTTCAGGTGTGTTGCCCTCGGCTAGCCATTCAAGATATTCTTGATAATGCCTATTGCCGTCACAAACAGGAATAATCAATAAATTGTTGTCGCTGTCTCGTCGATGCAGGCAATTTTCGTCTAAATCGACCCAGGCGTAGGTGTAAGTCATAAATAATATTTTAATTAAAGTTCAGCATCAAGTTCAATAGCGTCAGAGTTAATTACAGACCTATACCCTGTTGTACCTCCAGTAGTACATTTTAGGCAGACATGATTTTCTGCAAATGAATTAACTGCGCTCATAGAAATTGTAGCGAGTGTAGAGCTGCCACCTTCAGCTCTTAAAATAAAATCGCCGCCGTCTGATGAAGGCAGAGCCCTAATGGTAACTGGTGTAGGAAGATTAACAAAATAACCTTGTGTGCCGCCTGTACTCATTCTTCCGGTAACGGAACCGATTGGTACTTTCAATTTCTGCAAATATCTTTGACACCTAGCAAGCTCGTCAGCATAGCTTCTGTGCTCAAAAGGTGTTGCGACAGAGCCGACTTCTAGTTGGACTCCGGTAATTTGAAAATAGTCATCGACAGCGCCGCCAACACCAAGATTGCTAGCGTTACGACTGGTGGCATCTGAAGTCTTCCAGCCACCGTGACTGCCGGTCGTGTAATCAGAACCGCTATTTAACCACCATTCAACTTGTAACCCGCCGCCATTATCATTGTTAATAACGCCGGCCGTGTCAGCAGGGACAGAAATAGTTTTGCGCTCCCAAGTGTTAGCTGAACTAATGCTGTATTGAGCTGCATAGATTTTATTGGAATTGTCTTGCTGCCTGACATTTACGCTGGCATTTCCTGTCTTGTTAGACTTCACATAAAAAGACAATGTCAATGCTTTTGCTGAAGAGGTTCCGTATGCAAGACCTTGCAAATTTTGCGCTTCAATGCGCTGCATAATGTACAAATAGTCCGATGAAGCGGGCGATGCATCAGCAGTGGTGCAAAGCGCTTTGAAGCTTTTTGAAAAGCCATCAGGACCGTCGCTTTCCTGCGTCACAGTCCAAGTGCCGAGACTGTTTATGACGAATTTATATCGATCTACGGTAATGTAGTTACTAGCAGTTACTGAGGTAACAGAAGTAGCTCTTTGAGACACCTGCATCGCACCATTGATGATCAGGTTGCGATTACTCAGCGGACCAGCAGTAGGAAATTGCTGACCATCAATCTGGACGTGACCACTGTTGTCGATCGCAATGCCGCCATCATTTGTAGAGGTGTTTTTAATTGAATTTACTTTAAGAGTACTCATGATCAGGTATCTCCAAGACGAATAAACACAAAACCGGTCTCAATATTAGCAGTACGTCCGTTGATCTTACTACTATTACTAATAGAAGAAGCAACGAATTGAACTTTCGTTAGCGATGTATCTGTAACATCCATAAAGTACATAGAAGAAGCACCGCCGTTTCTAGGGGTACCACTAACATTAGTAGCGCCATCAGAAGCTACAGTTACAGTAAAATAATTGCTATTATTCAAAGTAACCTTTGTATTTAAGATAACACTGTCTGACACATCAATTGTAAAAGATCCTTGCACGTATATTAACCACTTACCAGTGCTTGGAAAAGTAAATACACCGCTTGACACTGACATTCCAGTGCCAATTTGTGTAGCTGCTTCATGGTTATTCCGTGCAAGGCTAGTTAACGTACCATCAGAAGTTTGATCAGCAGTCAAATACCACTGATCAACCTCAGTAATTGCATTGACAAAGCTCAAAGCACCAGAACCATTGGTGCTAAGAACTTGTCCAGCCGTGCCGTCAGCAGTTGGCAACGTAAATGTTTTATCCGTACCAGTCGGGCTGGTATCGGCGGGAGCCTGTAGTGATACGCTCCCGTCTGTAGATCCTTTTAATTTAATAGTCATTCAGCTGCCTCCGAAATAGAAGCCTGATAAGCAGCAATAACTTCATCAGTCCAGAGGGCAGCAACAATGTCCTGCACCTCTTGGATTTCACCGCTTACGTCATCACCAGGGTGAACAACATGACGGTGATGAGTACGTGCCAGTACCGCTCCATCCTCTTCCAACACAGTAGTAGTGCGGATTTGAATGACCTGATTAGGCAGTATTTCTTCTTTGTATTCGAATCGTTTTGTAATAGCCATTAAGAACGTCCTCCAGACGAAATAGGTTTAGGCATAAATAGGTTAGTTTTAAGAAACTTCGTATGAACCGCTACCGTGAAAATTTATAGTAGTGCCGACTTGTGATGAAGAAAGAGTAGGTGATCCAGGCGTATTAAACCGGTAATAAACTCTAAAATCACTTTGTCCTGGAAAAACTAAACCGCCTGCCAGTTGAGCCCCTGAAGGCAGTGTCACCCCATCGGAATAAACAATCAATATAGGACCATACGCAGAGTTGCCTGGTGCAGCTGATGTCTGATTAGGTTGGTTAGTAAAGGGAAGTCCGCTTACAAAGAAGAGACCACTGCCAGTGCCAAGTGACCAAGCCCCACTTAAGTTGAAAGTAACCCAAACTCTCTTTCCAACCTTTACATAGTACCCACCGTTATTATTAGATGCAGTAAAAGATGAAGTTCCTGGGACACTAAGGTTTAATGCAGGTACCCAAGTTCCTTCTTCGTAGTCGTCTAACAACTCATTGCTCATACCGCTTGCGTCAGCAGTTGCACTAAAATCAATACCGTGACCAGACGCTACAACTAGATTACCATCTTCAATAGTAAGGTTACCGTTGCTTTCTACAGTGGCACGATTAGTACCACCAGTTACAAGCTCAATTTCGTTAGTACCAAACTGCAGACCTGTGTCGGCGTCTGCTCCCGTAATACCTGGATTTGCGGTGGTATTAGTACCGTCAATACGAATAGTCATAATTAAGCAATAACCCAAGTAGATCCAGAAGGTACGGTGACAACTGCACCGGAGTTGACCGTCAAAGGTCCAGCACTAATAACGTTTTTACCAGTGCCAATGGTGTAAGTAGTAGTAATGGTGTTGTCATGTTCGACAGCCCATTGATCGTTGCCACCACCACTAGCACCACCTGCAAAGCCCCAGCTAAGGTTGCCGTTGAGGTCAGAGATGATTGCTTTGCCAGCAACGTCTGGATAACTTGTAGGCAGCGTAAGGACGTAATTAACTTCAGACCCATCGTCAAGATCCAAAACAGTTGGACCTTTTAGACCAACATAGTTTTGGTCAGTAGTGCTGCCGCCTGGTGCCGGGGGCGATTCAAAGAAACGAAGTTCTTGTGTAGGGTCAAACGTTACGTCACCAGAGAACGTGCCGCCAGCAAGCGGCATCTTGGTTGCAATATCAGATGCGTTTGTGCTGATATTACTAGCATTAGTTGAGATACTACTAGCGTTGGTACTAATATTACTAGAATTAGTTGAAATATTACTAGAATTAGTTGAAATATTACTAGCGTTGGTACTAATATCGCTAGCATTAGTGCTGATGCTGGTGTTTTGAGTAGCGTTCTGATCATCAACATACTTTTTAGTTGCTGCATCTTGATCATCAGTTGGGTTAGTAACATTAATAATTTTACTGCTACTTACATCAACATTGCCAGAACCATTAGGCTCTAGCTTAATATTAGCGTTACTTGTAGCATTTGTAATTGTTGCTCGTATATCAACCTTACCAGTACCATCAGGATTGATAGTAATGTCACTGTTGCTAGTAGATATGATGCTGTTGCTATTTACGTCAAGGTCACCGCCAAGTTGTGGCGTCAAGTCAGACAGCAAGTTAAAGGCAATAGAACCTTCTGGAATAGTAACAAAACCAAGTTGTTGATCTACCTCAAAAATTGGGTCATCAGTCTGGTTACCACCAACCTTAAACTTACCGTTATGATCAGTGATAGCAGTCCAAACTTTACCGTTATTAGACTCAGTAATCTGCTTAGCTTCATTTGGTACACCACCATTCTCAGGCAGTGCACGATAGTCAGTACCACTACCAACGTATTCCATGGTGTGACCGCTAGATGCGATCATGGATCGGAGGTAGAAAGATACAGCTAGGTTGTCAGCTACTGCACCGTTCAAACCAAGGTTATTGCTACGGTTACTAGTATCAGGACGGCTAATAGTAACGGTCCAGCCAGCACCGCCCTCACTATCAGTGTTTGCAGTTGCAGATAGAATAGGATAAATGACACTGTTTACTTCAACCAACATGTTAGAAGCTGGACGTTCGGTGTCACCAAACCAACCAACACCTGCAGTAGGTTCGTTAATGTTAAAAGTAATGTCACCATCAGAAGCAGCACCGTCTACATTAGACGTAAAAATAGCAGCTGTAGATTTACCGTCAGCAACCAATGCCAGGTCACCAAAGTCCGTTGTAGATGCAGCCAGGTTAGCCTGACCACCATTCAACGTTTTGATGTGGTACTTGTTAAAGAAGGCGTAGCTTGACGTGCACTGAGCATAACCGTTGTTAGTAACAAGGATGCCAGGTCCATTCAGACCAACGTGCGTGTAGCTGTCTGCCACCATTGAACGCAACGGTGAAGCAGTTGCAACAACAGAACCATCAACCAACATACCGCCACCAGTAGGTGCGGAATCAGTATCGCCTGCAAGACCACCAGCAGGTGTATTTGCATTTAGGCTGCTGTTGTCAATCTCACTGTCAGAGAAGTTGGTGCAGTTTTGGATGTACGGTGACTTAGTAATAGTTGCACCAGCATAGAATGCAAAGTTCCAACCTTGAGCAGCAGGAAGTACAGAGTCAACAGTGTTAGTACCTGAGCTACCGGCTTTCATACCAGTCAACGTCAGGTTTTGAATGAACGAACCACTGTTCAATTCAAACAATGCATGGTTACCTGCGCTTTGATCACCTTGAGTAGCAACTGTTGGGTGTACAATACAGCTACGCAATGCCTGTCCAATAATAGAAACGTTCTTTTTTTGGATTTGGATAGGTGCAGCCTCTTGGTACACACCAGCTGCCACAATCACAACACTGCCGTCACCGTAAGTTGCATCACTGTTGATCTGGTTAACAGCAGCTTTGATAGTTCTTTTAGGACGGCTGATACGGTGACCATCGTTTGAATCACTACCGTTTGGATCTACATAAACAACATTAGGTTGTTCGGTAAATGTACCACCAGATGTGATTGCTTGCCAGGCAGTACCATCCCAAACAGACAAGGTTTTGTCATCAGCAATGTCTGTCCAAACAGCACCCTTACCAATGCCATTTGCAGTAGGTGCACTGCCTTGAACATAGTTTTCAAAACGACGGATTGCTGCTGAAGCAGTAAAAACTTTATCGTCAGAACCGGCGTTATCGTAATCTGCTACCTGGTCAGCAAGTTTAATTTGGTCAGCATCTTTGATCTTGTCAAAGTCAATAGTGTTGTCAGCAAGACCAAGTGTAATTGTACCATCACCGTCGTCAGTTACTGTGATACCAGTGCCGTCTGTACCGATGTCGTTGGTAATAACTTCATCAATGTAATCATTAAGAGCACCAGTAGTAGGTACAGCAACATCATCGTTAGGCATGATATTGCTAGCAGCAGCCAGCTCAGCCTTAGTAAATGTATCGTTTACTTCGTCTTGGAAACGTGCGTCAAGTGCTGCAGTAGTAGCAATCTTGGTGTCATCGCTGACCCAAGTGTCACCATCATACAACGTATTGTCGTAACGGTCCCAGTAATAATCCTTTAGGTACTGATCAACATCATCAGGAATACCCTGACAGTTAGACTCTTGAATAGCATAACGAAGCTGTTCAAAGTTTTTATTCAGGTCATCAGACCGAATAGCAGAACCGGGGTTAAACAATGCCCGGATGTCGTCCACCTTAGTGATACGGCGGATCTTAACATTGTCAACCGTAGGTTCTCCTGGATCTGTAGGAGCTGTCGGGGATGGTGGAGCAGTCCCCGTAAACTCTACAATCGTTGGGTTGGCATCAGTAATCTGCCAAGGGTAGGTGGCATCTGTCGTAAGCTTTTCGTCGTATTCTTTTGTAGCCACGTTCCAAAAATAAACGTGGATTTCAGATTTAAAAATGTACGGGAAGTCAAAAGAAAATTGTGTCTTTGACCCGTTTCCAGCTTGAATTGTTTGTACGTCAGTGCACGCCATGTTCTTTAATAACGGTTAGTTGTAATTGGCATAATCCCTTGTTCAGCACGTTGATCGTTCATTTTCTTAAGCATAATACGTTGCTCAATAGCATTACGCATTTCTGGCTCAAGATTAGCAAAAGCATACTCTTCTGCTGTTTTCTGTGCTTCACGAATCATCATATGAATTTGATCGTACTTTCCGATAGGTACCTCTTCAGAACCAACGAAACTACGACGCATTGTTTGTAGCTCTTTAATGGTATTACGGGCTTCAGCAGTCCTTGCAATTTTGTTCAGCTCTTCTCTGAAGATACCCATTCTACCCATTTCAGAGTTCAAAGCATTACGCTCATCTGCTTCAAGGTCCACACCATTGCGTTTCTTAAATGCAGTAGACACGTCATACTCAATATCATACAAGAACTTCTCTTCCTTAGTCATTGCTGGATGAATCTTAAGAGGAGAATAAGCGTTGTAGACACGTTGCAGGAAGCTGTATTTATTAGGGGCTTCACCGCTGACAGGACTTACGATAGTAGGCAGTCTGTTGGTTTCATCAATCAAACCAATTGCTCGGTTGCGGTCAGCCAAGATTTCAACAATATCATTGTTAAGATCTTTCAAACCACCGTCAAGAATTTTACCAAATTCATTACGAGCACCGGCAAGAGGACCAAGAGAGTTGATTTGACCTGCAGCCCAACGATTCATAGCAAACTCGTTGCCACTAAAAACCTCTACTAAAGGACGCAAAGCAGACAAACCGGCTTGATCTGTTAAAGCAGCTGACAAAACAAAAACAGCTTTAGGAAAAAGATTTTCAAGAGCGCTTTCACCCAGCATGTCAAAATTATCAGCAATGTTAGCAACCATTGCAACCCAGTTACTTAAACCAGGACCAAGCACTTCGTTGTACTCAAACCGTGTACCGTCAGGTCCAATGACTGAACGGGGTTTAAAGCTACTGTTTTTCATCCTTGCAGTATTTAGCTGACGGTCAATAGAACCATCACCAGTAACACTGAACAAACCATCACCAAACAGTTTGTCTTTAATCACACTGCCAATAACAAGAGATGTAACGAAAGTACCAATAGCCTTACGACCAAGAGTACGGTTCTTCAAATCAATTAAAGCGTTTGTCTTTGCAATCTCATCCATTTCGTCAATCTTAAACCCACGAGTAGCAAGGATGTTATCCATGGATTCAGGGTTTTCCATAAACGTTTGAACAGACGTGTACGCTAATTCATTGATGTCTTTTTGAAAAGAGCGTAGGGGTGCAGGAATATAATCATCAGCAACCCTAACCATATTCATCATCGTTGTTGGAAACGTGAGGAATGGTGTCAGCATAGGTAGTGTCTGCAAAAGACCATCAACTTTCTTGCTAAGTCCGGTATCAAGGTTAAGTGCAATATCAGCATTGCTGTATTTAACAGCCTTATCTTTAATAATTCCACTTGCATCAAACATGCTGTTATATTCAGCATCAGCTAGTTCTTTAATTCTAGCAGGAGTTGCAGCTTCACCAAGGCGTTCTAGTTCGTCCATAGCACGGAAGCGTGCCTGAGCGTTAGCCAAGGTAGCACCAGTCCAGGCGTCAAAACCTGTAAACAAGTTAGGTACAAGACGGAACACAGGGTCAGCAGCCATAGCTTGCATATCCTCGTATTGTTGTACAAGGAACTTAAACCCATGTCTACCTTGTTCTGCCTCTTGTTCAGCAATATAACGGTACTGGTTAATCTTCTCTTCCTGTTTAATAACAAGGTCCAGACGAGATTGACCTTTAACAGCGTTAGGATTCTGAGATGCTTTTAAGAACATCTGACCAG